CATATTCAAATAGTAAGCGTTATAATGAGTGTTATAGGCAAGAATGTCTAACAGAACCGACAGACCGGCACCATCAAAATCATAATCTTGAAATTCTGATTGTTGCTTTAAAAAGTTCTTTAAATTCTGCTTGATTGTATCAAAATCAAGCTCTGTTACTCTTAAACGGTCTACCATGTTATCTAATCCGCTCTAGGAAAAAATTAATTGTAATTGGTGCGGTACTGTTAATAATAAAAAATTCTAGTATTACCTTATAGGTGTTTTCGTCTGGTGATGGTATAACAACCACTTGTGAAACTTGAGCTCTGGGCTCAAAATTGCCAATAACTTCTGTGATTTCTCTTTCTATTTGTGATGCTACTACCGAATCTACATTTTCAAATAAAAGTCGGCGTATATTACTGCCAATTTCTGGTTGAAATGGCCTTTCATAGTGATTGGTCAACACCAGATTTTTAATGGAATTGATTACAGCAAACTCATTTTTATGAGTATTGATATCTTTTTTAACTGGATGAATCGTAAAATTCAAATCCAGGTCTCTAAAAGTGCGTTCTGCTTGTATTGTTACCGTTGCCATCTTCTATTTATTCTACCCCGCAAAGACATTTGAAGAACCTTCAGCCACAGAGGTGCAACCAGAAATTGCATCTCCTATTCTACCAGCACCTTTTCCATTTACAAAAACAGTAGAGGAACCAGAAGCAATCGGTGCAGCATGAGATGGGCAAGGAACTCCTGGTAAAAGATGTGTGTTATTATTGTCACCTTGGCGTGACCATGCAATTCCATTTACAAAAACATCAGATGAACCTTCTGCTCTAATTGGAGTTGAGCAATGAGTAACATCTGCATCACCTATTCTTGTGGCTGCTGGCACGCTCTTTCTCCATAAGTATTTGTAATTTTTTGTTCCATTCTTCTATTTGCTCATGTTGATGTTCTGTATGAGGAGGCTCTGGAGAATCAGGTTTAAACTTTATTAAATTGTCAAAGTTTTCAGGTATATCTTCATACTTTGTGTAAGTATAAAGTTTATTATCTATTAAAACAATAAATTCTCCGTTCATTTGTTTAGGTCAATTCTTGGCGCATTAAATGACATATTACCACCAGAAGTTATATCACAAGTACCGCCTATTGTAGCATTAAAATTACCACCAACTTCCATCGTTACATTACCATCAATATAAACTTTTACATCGCCTTTTACATAAACTTGCTCATCTCCAACAACTACCGTAAACTTGTCTTTTTGTATTCTTTCAGCTCTATCGCCATTTGGTCCCCATTCAACATATGAACCTGACCTATGATATAAATGAATTCTTTCAGCATCTTTTGTATCATCAAACTCTAGTGCATGGCCAGATTCAGATTCATATACATTATTATATGGGTAAACTGCATTGTAGTAAGAATTTGGCTCCACCTTTGAAGCTTTGTTTGCGGCTTTACTTTCATTAATTGGCGATGGATAATCAGAATCATTTCTTGCTAAGCGAGAAGTGGATGGTTCATCTAATCGCCTTGGATAATTTGTTTGTGATTCTGAAGGTTTTACCGGCGCCTTTGTTAATTGACCACTATCACGACCATCGTTAAATGCTTCTTGGTTATTTCCTGCTTTAAGTGGTATACTTGGAAAAACTCCAACTATAATTGGGCTCTGGCCACTTTCTCCGTCTGTAAAAAATCCAAAAACCATATCACCTTCTTTTGGTGCATATGGATTACTATTATTTAAAGGCAACATTGGAATTGACCAAGGTAGCATATCAGTTGGCAATAGCATTTTATTTTCAGCGTGCCAACCAACACAACGAACTCGGCATCGGCCCATTTTAAGTGGGTCTTGTCTATCTTCTACAACACCAACCCACCAAACAAACCCTTCTTTACCAATGAACTTTTGGCTTTCTTCTTTTTCTTCCATATCAATAATTTAATAATTCTTGTGTTTGTTTTGGATTGCTGACTGGTATAAATTCGTTTGCAGAAGATGTTGTAGCCACTTCAATGATTGTTTCATGCTTGTCATATCCAATAATTTGTCGTGTTGCAACGATAATATATTTGCCACTTAAACTTGGGTCTGAATTGTCATCACCTTTTTCTTTTTTAGAAAAGCTGGGTGCAACAAGAGTAATATTGAAACCAGAAGTCAATTGAAAATTACCTGGCATTACCAACTTTACTCTTTTTGTCATTAGATTTTTAATAATAGATTTTCTTTGTGACAACCAATTTTCAATATTTTCTTCTTTGGAAATAGATGTTGGATCTTTCTTTTTAATATATTCACTAAACTGTCTAGCAGCGCCAAAGAGAGCCACAGTTTTGTTTGCATCAAAGGTTTCAGTATTGTTTACACCATCACGGTTTTTAATTTGAGAAAAGTTTGGATTTTCATTGCCATGTTTCATATTAGAATAATGGTCGCCGTAACTAATATTTTTTGTAGCAACAGTTCGTGTTAAGGGATCAAAGCCTATAAATTTAGACGCATTGACACCCGACCGTGTTTTTTCTATTTCATTTGCCTGAGATACAACTTCTAAAGACCTAGCGCTACTGATTTCTTCAATTGCTGTTTTGCCCGGTTGATTTTTTGATTCAAATTTAACATCTAGTATTTCTGGTTGAGACAGTAAAGTAGATAAAGATGCAAAATTATAGCCAACTGAATTTTGAAAAAACATAAAGTTTGGAGATTGATTTGCATCAACAGACCTTTTTGCAACCCAATCAATTGCTTCTAGCGGTCTTAGGTTTGGTATAACTATCTTTTTAATGCCTGATGTTGGGTTAATAATGCCTTTTAAATTGTTTTTTGGCACTTTTAAATAATCTAACAAAATTCTTTCTACAATTTGTGCATTGGTAAGTTCATATGATTGATTAATTCGTCTTTGGTCAGAATACATCAACTCATCAGATACAAAATGTAAAGTGTAAATCTCACTATTCAATCCATCATTTTGTCGGTCAGATTGTTTAAAAATACGAAAAGCTTTATGAAAATTAGCCACATCAGAGTTTTTATCTTTGGCTATGTCAATCAATATACTTTCTGAACCATCAAATAGTAATTTGCCAGATAAACCAATAGAATCTTTAATAAGAATGGTGCCACTTATTACAGGCATCATCAAAGAATCAAAGATGTTCAACTCTTCGTAAATAGAAGCTATGTCAATGTTGCCTGCTTTGGTAACAATAACTAATTCATTTACTTTAAATTGTGTAGATTTTTTTACTTCTAAAGTCATAACCTAATTACACGCTTAAATTCTTTTTCAACATCAGGAATAAAATCTTTTTTCAAAAGTTTAATTTCACGCTTTTTCTCATTTTCTTCAATTTCATATGTGTAATAAGATCGTTTTTCTTTTGATACCGCAATTGTAACTACTTCATTGGACTGTGTTGTATATGAAGATGTGGTTGAAGAAATATTTGCATAAGCGTTTGCATCAACCTGAAGTTTCTCTGTGCTAATTGTGCCATCATTTGAAGTTGTTGTAATTACTTTAAAATATGCCTGAACATTATTTTCACTTAGCGCCCAAGCAATGCCTGTTTGTACCGTTGTATTTGCAACCCCATTAGCAGTATACTTTTTGTCAATGTAATCAATAATTGCATTTTGATTTAGGGGCCAATCAAACTGAGGGTCAATAATATCATTAAAAAGTAAAACAATCCAATGTCTTTCAGAACTGTCATAATATTTGTCTGCAATAATTTCAGGTGTATCACTATCTTGTATTTGGTAAGGATAAAATGCCAAAGAATTTTCTTTTAATCTCTGTTCAAATCCAAAACGAGCAATAATGTTTGTGACAGCATCAACACCAGATGTATTATTATTACTGGTGTAAAATGTTTTTGGATAATAATTAAAAAACTTTGCCATTATTGGTCACGCTCCTGATTTGTTGGATCATTTACATTTTTAACAATACCTAAAGACCTACCAGAATTAAAATCTTGTTTTGTAAGGTAAGTCGTTTCTTGGAATTGAAGAGTAACTTGTATTGCAACAGGCATACCGGTACGGCCAAGAGAAGGTTGATTTTCACCTGGCACTTCAAATGCTGACCATCCATTTGGTGCATAGTTTACATCAATATTGGTCAGAACTGAGGTAGTCATTGGTGGAATATTTGGATTTTGAACACCGCCATAATAAAACTTAATATCAAATTGCGATGGCGGTATTAAAAATCCCTGTGCATCTTGTACCAATTCTGGAGCTTGGTGAAAGCGTAGACGCTCAATAATTTTTTGAACTTCTAATGCCTCACGCTCATCTCTTGGATAAAAAGAAAATTCAAATTGAAATGTTCTAAAGTTTGGTGATTTATAAATTAATTCAAGCATTGGATTTTTTGCTACGCCAGCTAAAGCTTGAAATGCTACTGCGCCAGTATTTTGACCCAACAAACCCTTAGCGGCATCACCAATACCTAAAACAGCAGATTTGCCTAGCGAAGCTGCTCCTCCAAGAACACCAGTTTTTTCCATTTGTTCTTTGGCTGATACACCAGCTGCAGCTACTTGGCCAAGAAGTTCACCACCCATTTCAGCATTGTCATATGATTGTGAATAAGTGTATGCTAGAGTATCTGGCATATACAAAGCAATTGCATCTGTTGTCAATTGCGTAGTTTTAATAAAACTTTTATTTGTAATTTTTTTAATTGATGTATCAATGACAGTTTGAGTAGCTGCTGAATTACCTCCAATTAAACTTGCTTTTTGATTAAATAAATTATTTACACTACTTACTGCATTTCCAGCTGCTTTGCCAATTGCAGAGGTAATGCCACCCAAAGCACCGCCTGTTATATTGTTGATTTGCCCTAAACCATTATTAATTTTGCCTAAAAGTTCACCACCAACTGATGAACCTAAATTACCAGACAAAGCAGCATTGATTTTATTTGCTGCCGCTTGTTGTGTGGCTTCTGCTGCATCATTCACAGAATTTTCATTAACAACCGTACCTTTAAATTGAGTGTTTTGTTGTTGACGAACATAAATGACCATGTAATGGCCTTTATCATAGTTTCCAATATCCATTGGGTATCGGAGGGTGGTTGTTTTGAACCTATTATCTACTAGAGGACCTAACGGACCTTTTCTAATAGAAGCGCCTTTGTTGAATTGAATGTCGCCGAAGCCGAATAATGGCATATGAAAGTCCTAAAGAAAGATAGATAGTATTTATGTCATATAAAGGATGGTTCACTCCACGCAATCCAAAGAAATATAAAGGCGATGCCACCAACATCGTCTATCGGTCATCATGGGAACTTCGTGTAATGAAATACCTAGATGAGCAGCCAAATGTTGTCTGGTGGGCAAGCGAAGAGTTACCAATACCA